TGTAGGTAGTATTGATGTTGTCCAAGATGATGTCTCTGCGGATGAAAGTTCAATGCGTTTAAGTGTAGGAGAAACTACCCCAACTGAAATAATGCGCTTACAATCTGATGGTAACGTAGGAATTGGTACAACATCACCATCCACAAAACTCCATATTCAAGGATCAGGTACAACCTCAGCCACTACTGCTTTAAGAGTAGAAGACGCAAACTCATCTGGTTCTTTTATAGTAAGAGATGATGGTAGGGTAGGTATTGGTACAACATCACCATTAGCAAGTTTACACGTTGACTCAAGCACTTCATTAAACTACGGGATGTTCACTATTGGCACTTCATCTTGGCTGAACTTTTTTGCAGGTACGGGTAATGGTGGTGACGCTGCTGCGACATCTCAAGGTGCTTTGTATTGGAAAGAGGGCGGTGTATTTAGATTAGGTACATCTACATCGGAAGCAGGCGGAGGATTTACCGATTACTTTAGAATTGACACTACAGGCAACGTAGGTATTGGGACAACATCACCACAAGGTCTATTTCATGTAAGTGGAAGTGGAAAAATTCTATTAGGAACTGGAGGTGGTTCTCCTGATGAGGGATGTTTCGAATTTACCCCTGCTGGTGCTACTGAGTTTAAATTTAAAAATAATGCAGGAGATAGAGGTGTTGTTATTAAAACCAACACTGGTGAAGTTGGGGGAAGTGGAGGCTCAAAAATATATGGGGCAGCAGGAGGAATTACTTTAGAAGGTGCTCTTGGACAAGAAAATTTATCATTAACTACAGATGGTAAAGTAGGTATTGGTGCAACATCACCATCCTATAAATTAGATGTAAATGGAAGTGGTAACTTTACAGATAACCTAATAGTTTCGGGAACATTTGAACAACAATTACTTGAGAGTGCTCCTGATGATAATTTAGATAATATACAATCTGTTAGATTCTTTAGATCTCATACAGAAACTACTAATGTACCTCAAGATATTTCTAGTTTTGGTATGGGTATTAGTCTTGCTTATGGTCCTACTAATACAGTTCAACTTCTTACCTCAAGAGGTTCAGATACCGCATTATATATGCGTAAACAAACTAATAGTACTTTTTCTTCTTGGATAAAATTAAGAGATGAAAACCAAATTAGTGATACTGATATCTCAAACTGGGATGATGGATATTCAAAATGGGCTCCTAGCACTACCGGAGATTTTAACTATAATTCTGGAAGTAATCAATTCTTAAAAGGACATATTACCACTTCAAATTATCCAAGTGACCCTTATTTTAATATAGATCAATCCTTCCTATCAGGTATAGCTTCTATATATTCAAGTGGTAACGGTTGGCAGCTAGTTAGTAGTAGAGGTTTTAATGCTGGCTTAGCTTATAGAAAGGTAAGTAATGGTAATTGGGGTAGTTGGAGATATTTATGGAGTACTGATAATTTTACAACCTCAAGTATAAATAATTGGGATGCTGCCTATAATGTTATAGATAATGGAGGTACAATTAGTGGAAGTCTAACAGTTGAAGGTCGTGCTGATTTTCAAAATGATTTAAGATTAAGAGGAACAGACTCTGCCGCTAATCAAGGTGTAACAAGATTTTATGTAGATAATACTAACCAATTCTATATCGACACTACTAACGATGGCAACAATCTATTTGTAATAGATGGCTCAGGTAATGTAGGTATTGGAACTTCTACACCATCTGAGAAACTAGATGTAACAGGAAATGCAACCATTTCAGGGATATTAACAGCTAATAGCATAGAAATAACTTCAGGTAGTCATTTTTCAAATACTGGTGTTGGATCTTTTGCTTTAAGAAATGATTCAACAGATTCTATAGGTGTTACAGCAATGGGGTACTCCGCTCTCCAATATAATACCTCATCATATTCGGTAGGTATTGGACGAGCTTCTTTACAATATAATTCTGGAAGCTATTCTAATGGTATAGGATACTCAGCACTACAAAACAACCAAGGAGAAAATTGTTCTGGGTTTGGTGCTCAAGCCCTTGAAAACAATACAGGAACTAATTCTTTAGGATTTGGTCATAGAACTCTCCAAAACAATACAGGTAACTATTCCCTTGGATTTGGGTTTAGAGCTTTGGGGGAAAATAGTGGAAATTTTACAAGTGGATTTGGGTATCTAGCAGCAGAAAATAATACAGGTAATAGTGTAAATGCTTTTGGTTATCAATCCCTTATAAATAATACACATGATAATTGTACAGCAGTAGGACACAGAACCCTTGAAAATAATGCAAAACAAAATAATACAGCATTGGGGGCTTTTTCTGGTCAAGAAAGTGGGGATTTAACAGGACAAAATAATGTTTTCTTAGGATATGATGCCTCTTATGAAACTAATACCACAGTTAGAGATTCGGTAGCATTAGGTGCTTTTACAACTGCAGCCCAAAATTATACAGTAATATTAGGAAAGGAAACACAAACCTCAATTAAAGTTGGTATTGGTACAAATACCCCATCCTCAAAACTCCATATTAAAGGTGCAGGTACTACATCAGGTACTACTTCTTTATTAGTAGAAGATAGTAATGGAGATGATTTATTAAAAGTAACCGATGATGGAACAGTAACCATAAACGATATATTAACCATTCCAGGACAACATCCTTTACCTTCTTCTCCTTCTGCAGGAACATTTGCGGTATCATCTTCAACTCCCCCAAAACCTTATTTCTATGATGGTACAAGTTGGAACTCTCTTTACTAATTCATATATTTATAATTAACCTAAAAAACAAAAAAACAAATGGCTATACAAGCAACTTCAACATTCGAATATAATTCTGGAGTTTACACAAATCCTTACTTTAGAATTGTTTTACATTTACCACAGGATGGACAAGAAACTCCTGTAGATTGTTTTATGTATTCTACACAAGAGGCATATGCTTCTGGAAGTGGACAAATTGCATGTTTCCCTTTCTATGTTAGTAATGTGTCTGCCTCAGCAGATAACAGCGGGGATAATGTAATTAATAAATACCTCTTGTATGTTACAGAACAAATTACAGGTTCATTAGAAACAATGTCTTCAGGATCAACATTCAATATTGTAGAGATACCAACTTCCTAATATTTATAACCAAAACGTGTAATGGCAAACATTCCGATTTGGGCAGGGTCAAGTAGTTTCTTCCCAGGAACAACACCCTTTGGATTCTACGATAACGACTATCAATTCCAGCAAGACGCTGATAAAGTAGCAAAGTTTTGTGCTTTGCGATTAGGATATCCTATTGAAAATGTAGAACTACAGGATACAAACTTCTATACTGCCTTTGAACAGGCAATAACAGTTTATGGAAACGAATTATTCGCCTATAAACAAAGAGAAGATTATTTATCCTTAGAAGGATCTGAAAATTCCTACGAAAAAACTACAACCAATTTATCCAATACTTTAGTAACCCCTAACTTAGGCCCCATTATCCAGCTTTCAGAGCAATATGCTACTGAAGCTGGAGTAGGTGGGGATGTAACATACCACAGTGGTTCAATTGCTGTAACTGCTTCGGTTCAAGATTATGACTTAAATACTTGGGCAACCTCACAAGGGATTTCTGGTAGTGATGTAGAAATTAAAAAAGTATTTTACGAACCAAAACCAGCATCATTTGAATTCTATGGTGGTTTAGGTTACACTGGAACAGCTATCGCAATGTTTGGGGAATCAGCTGGTTTAACAGCTTATGGTGGTAATCAATTCTTAATGATGCCCTTAAGTTTTGATTTACAAGCTATCCAACAACTTGAAATGTATAGAAATGTATTATTCTCAAACTATTCATTCCAGTTAATCAACAACAAGTTAAGGATATTCCCAATCCCAGATTCAGGTGAAACAGGAAATATTTGGTTCCAATATATTTTAAAATCAGATAGATTTACTAATAGTTTGGAAAGTGGAGATAATCTAGTTACAAATGTTTCTCAAATGCCTTACAGAAACGTTGAATATAAAGCAGTAAACTCTGTAGGTAGAAGTTGGATATTCGAATATACATTAGCATTAGCTAAAGAAATGTTAGGATATGTAAGAGGTAAATACTCTTCAATCCCAATCCCAGGAGACTCAGTAACATTAAACCAAAGTGATTTAATATCGGCCGCTAACACTGAAAAAGATGCTTTAATTACTCGTTTAAGAGAATATTTTGATACAACTTCACGTCAATCTCTATTAGAGAGACGTAACGCTGAATCAGATGCTCGCCAAAGTGAGTTAGATAAAGTACCAATGACAATCTTTGTAGGATAATGGCATTATTTGGAGAAGCAAGAGATATAAGCCTGTTTAGGCATATCAACCGTGAGTTGATGGGAAATATTATTTCTCAACAATGTGTTTACTACAAGTATGATATTGAAGATACTAAAGTAAACATTTACGGGGAATCTGCTACAGAAAAATATTACCATCCACCCGTACTTTTAAATTGCTTGATTGAAAGATCAGACCAACAATTCCCTGAAAGTGAATTAGGTGTAAATTTCCAATGGAATATTACATTTAAATTCTTTAGAGATGATTTGCTAGATGCTGGTAAAGATTTTAATCAAAACTTCCAATCAGCTCAAAAATATGGTGCTAATTTAGTTCCTGAAGTTGGAGATATCATCTCATGGGAAAATGGATATTATGAGGTAGATACTACAAATGCTAACCAATATTTTGTAGGTAAAAACCCAGATTACCCTAACACAGATGATAATGGAAATAACCCATTGGAAACTGGTTTAGAGAATTTTGGCTCGAGTATTTCTATTATTTGTTCCACTCACTATATACCTGCAGATAAAGTAGGTATTACTAAAGAAAGATTCTAATGCCAGACTATAGAAAATCTGTACCAAAGTCTCAAAAGGAAATCAGTAAAGATGTAACTAATCCATCTTTTACTCAATCCCCTGACCCTAACCAATTTACAGACCCTAAAAACCCAGATCAAACTGGAATTGATTTTAATAGGTCTGAAAAATTATCCCGTAAAGGAGATGATTATAAAGATTTTACAGTAGGATTAGAAGATATTGATACTGCTATTGTGTATTATTTTAATAACGTGATTAAACCTTTTGTGTATCAAAATGGACAAAGAACCCCTGTACCTATAGTATATGGTTCTCCTGAAAGATGGAAATCAGTACAAAAAGATGGGTATTATAGAGATAAAAAGGGTGCCATTATGATGCCTATTATAATGTTTAAAAGAAATAGTGTATCTAAAAATAGAAGTTTAACAAATAAACTAGATGCTAACCATCCTAATGTTTATGCTTCTTGGCAAAAATCCTATAACACTAAAGATTTTTATTCTAATTTTAATGTCTTAAATAATAGAAAGCCTACAAAACAGTTTGTAGCTAATGTTGTTCCTGATTATGTTGATATTCAATATAGTGTAATTATTCAAACTTATTACATTGAACAACTAAATAAAATAGTTGAAGCTATCAACTATGCTTCTGATTCATACTGGGGTGATCCTGAAAGGTTCAAATTTAAATCACGAATTGATTCGTTTAACACAGTAAATGAAACCAGCCAAGGTGAAAATCGCTCAGTAAAAAGTACATTTAATATAAACTTATTTGGATATATTGTACCTGATACCATTCAGAAAAATATATCTTCTATTAAAAAATACAACGAAAAATCTGTAGTCTCATTTTCTACAGAAACAACTACAAAAAATCTTTAAAATATAATTAGGAATTTAAACTCCTAATATTTATATTTGGTTTTAACTTAAAATTTAATATTTATTATGGAACAAGTGTTTTTAACAGACGAAGAATATCAAAAGATTTCTAATCTACAAACAAATCAAAGTAATCTATTTGCTACTTTAGGACAAGTAGAATACCAGTTGCAATTTTTGAATGCCCAAAAAACTGAACTTTTATCTCAACTTAAAGAGTTAGATGGTAAAAATGAAGAAATTGGTAAAGAATTACAAGACAAATATGGAAATGGTACTATAAATATGGAGACTAAAGAATTTGTAAAAACTACTTAATTCTTAAATTCTCTTCTAATATTTATGGTAAATAATACTTTTTAACAATGGCAGAAACATTAGTATCACCTGGTGTATTAGCAAGAGAAAATGACCAGTCTTTTATTACAGAACAGCCCGTACAAGCCGGAGCTGCTATCGTAGGTCCTACAGTTAAGGGTCCAATTGAGATTCCTACAATAGTAACCTCATACTCGGATTTTCAAAATAGATTTGGTACTACTTTTGAAAGTGGAAGTAACGAATATTCGTTCTTCACCTCAATTGCAGCTCAAAACTATTTTAACAACGGAGGTAACACATTATTAGTAACTCGTGTAGTAAGCGGATCAGCTACTACTGATTGGGATTATGCAGAAGCTTCTGTTTTAGGAAATGATGGTTCAACTACAGCATTTAAATTAGAATCTCTTTATAAAGGAGCTGAATTTACAAATTCAGGTTCTAATAACGTGATGAATAATGGAGCCTTATATACAGGCTCTAAAGATAATTTTAGATGGGAAGTTACAACTGCTAATACTTCTTCAGGTACTTTCTCTTTAGTTATTAGAAGAGGAGATGATAATACTAATACAAAATCAGTATTAGAAACATTTACTAACTTATCATTAGATCCAAAACAAAGCAATTATGTTGCTCGTGTAATTGGTGATCAAAAACTAAATTATAACTCTACAGAAAATTACATTGAATATTCAGGATCTTATCCTAATGCTTCAAGATATGTAAGAGTAAAAGAAGTAAGTAATACCCCTGATTATTTAGATAATAGTGGGAGTGCTAAACTTGCTTTTACAGGATCTATCCCAGCAGTAGGATCAGGCTCATATGGTGGTTCATTTAGTGGAAGTAAAGGTACAAATATCCCTACTGGTAGACCAATGAAAATGTACGATACTATTAGCTCTACAGATTCACAAGGATTAAAAGGTACTGACTATAATAATATGTTAACGTTATTATCAAACCAAGATGAATATCGTTACAACTTACTATTACTCCCAGGTTTAACTAATTCAGACCATGCTTCACAAATTACTACAGCTATTTCAAATGCTGAAAGTAGAGGAGATAATTTAGTAGTAGTAGACCCTGTAAACTATGCAAGTACATTAGTAAACGCAACTTCACAAGCAGCAGGTAGAGATACTTCATATGCTTCAATGTATTGGCCTTGGTTACAAACCTTAGATCCTGATACAGGAGATCAAGTTTGGGTACCTGCTTCAACATTGATGGGTGGAGTATTTGCTTTCAACGATAATGCTGGAGAGCCTTGGTTCGCACCCGCTGGTATTAACAGAGGTGGAATGGGTACTGTTGTTAGAGCTGAAAGAAAATTATCTCAAGCAAATAGAGATTCATTGTATGAAGCTAATGTAAACCCAATTGCAACATTCCCCGGAACAGGAGTTGTAGTATACGGACAGAAAACATTACAGAAACAAGCTAGTGCATTAGATAGAGTAAATGTAAGAAGATTGTTAATTGAACTTAAATCTTACATTAGCCAAGTTTCTCAAACACTAGTATTTGAACAAAACACAGCTGCTACAAGAAATAACTTCTTATCGCAAGTAAATCCATACTTAGAAAGTGTACAACAACGTCAAGGTTTGTATGCATTTAGAGTAATAATGGATGATACCAATAATACTGCAGATGTGATTGATAGAAATCAATTAGTAGGTCAGATCTTTATCCAACCAACTAGAACCGCTGAATTTATTTACTTAGACTTTAACGTATTACCAACAGGAGCTACGTTCCCGTCATAAAAGTTAAAAGAGCAAATATTTATAATTAGAATAAAATAAATAGAAAATGGCAGTATTAGATCCAAACGAAATATTTTTCACATCCTTTGAACCCAAACAACAGAATAGGTTCCTCATGTATATGGATGGTGTCCCTACTTTCATGGTTAAAGGAGTAGGTGGTGTGAATATAAATCAAAACCCTATAACCTTAAACCACATCAACGTTCAGCGTTTTGTAAAAGGTAAAACCACTTGGGGAACAATTGAATTTACTTTATTTGATCCTATCACTCCATCAGGAGCACAAGCCGTAATGGAATGGGTTCGTTTACACCACGAATCAGTAACTGGTAGAGATGGTTACTCTGATTTCTATAAGAAAGATTTAACTTTCAATGTAATTGGACCTGTAGGTGATGTTGTTTCGGAATGGATTATTAAAGGTGCTTTAATTACCCAATCTAATTTCGGTTCATATAGTTGGGACAATGACGGTGCTATCAACATTTCAATGATAGTTCAACCAGACTATTGTATCTTGAACTTCTAAAAGAAAAACACATATTTTTTCTAAAGAGAGCTTGGCTTCGGTTAAGCTCTTTTTTATTTTAATATGTATACACGCAATAAAGTTATTACAAAATAAAAGATATGGAATTTAAACTCCCCACTGAAACTGTTGAATTACCTTCTAAAGGTTTACTCTATTCTGAAGATAACCCACTTTCTTCCGGTCAAGTAGAAATCAAATATATGACTGCTAAGGAAGAAGATATTCTTACTAATTCAAATTACATCCAAAACGGAACAGTACTAGATAAACTTTTAAAATCATTAATTGTAAGTGATATTAATTATAATGATCTTTTAATTGGAGATAAGAACGCAATTATGATTGCTGCTCGTATTTTAGGATATGGTGCTGAATATAAATTTACTTACAACGGTAAAGAAGAAGTAGTTAATCTTTCTGAAATTGAAAACAAACCAATTGAAGAATCTCTTTATACTAAAGGATTAAACTCATTCAGTTTTACACTTCCTACTTCAAAAAATGAGATTACTTTTAAACTCTTATCTCATGGAGATGAAACTAAAATTAGTCAAGAATTAGAGGGTCTTAAGAAATTAAAAAAAGAAGGTAGTCCCGAACTTACCACTAGACTAAAATATATGATTACCTCAGTTAATGGGGAAACAGATAATAAAACAATTAGGGAATTTGTGGATACTGCTTTCTTAGCTCGAGATGCAAGAGCATTTAGAGAATATATTCAAAAAATCCAACCTGACGTAGATTTAACTTTTTTTCCCTCCGGAACAGAAAAATCTTCCTCTATCCCAATTGGGATTAGCTTTTTTTGGCCTGACGCCAACCTCGGCTAAACAACATCGAATACAATTTTTAACTCAAATCCATGAAATTTGTTTTCATGGGCAAGGGGGGTATTCATGGACTGAAGTCTATGAAATGCCCCTTTGGCTTCGTAAATTTGTTTATCAAAAAATAAAAGAACATTATGATAAACAAGCAAAACAAATAGAAGAAGCTAAACAAAATAAAAATTCTAACACCCAAAATCTCATCAACCCCGATGGAACTGTAAAATTTCCTACAAAAAGTAGTTATAAATAATATTTATAACATATAGATTAAATTATGGCTACACCTGAAGAATTAAAAAACGCATCAAAAGCAGCACAAGAACTTAATGCTGAGTTCAATGCTATAAATAATGCTATAGCCGGTCTAAATAACCAAATAAAAAAAGTAGTACAAGAAACTGAGTTTTTTGATAAGGTTACTAAAGCAACTGCTAATACTTTTCAAAAAGATTTATCTAAAGCTTTAGATAATGTAAGAAATAATAATGAAAAAATTGCAGAACTGCAAAAAAAGCAATTAAATAATCAAAAATTATCCTCTTCAGAACAAAAACAATTAGCTATACTTTTAAAGAGACAAGCTGCAGATAGACAAAAGGCAGAAAATGCAATAAATAATTTACGTGGAGAAGGTGTAGATCTATCAGTTGAAGCCGAGGTTGCAATTCAGGATCAATTAGATAAAGCCGAGGCTTTAGGTGTTAGTACTTCACAACTTAATACTGATCTAATAGCTCAAAGAGGAATTACAGGAGCTATTGCAGATAATTTTAAAGAATATGTTAATAAACTAGATAAATCAGGAGTATTAACTAAATTATTTAATAGTGAATTAAGTATAACACAAAAATTTTTTTTATTAGCAGAAGCAGCTCTTATAGGTATTGCTAATGGAGCTTTACGAGCTAGTAATTTAATAGCAGACCTAAGAAAAAATTTAGGAATTAGTTATGAATCAGCTCGTGAATTACAATTAAGTTTTAGAGATACTGCAAATTCATCAGAAAAGTTATTTATAACTTCTAAAGATTTAAATAAATCTTTTACTGAACTAGCCAACACTACAGGTTTAATTTCTGATTTTGGGGGTGATACATTAATTACTTTTACTACCTTAAATAAACAATTAGGATTAGGAGTAAAAGCATCATCTCAATTAGCTCTCCTTGCCAGAACCCAGGGAGAAGACACTGAAGGTATCTTAGAAAATACAGTTGAAACAGTTAATGCTACAAATAGATTAAATAGAACCTCAATCTCAGCTAAAGTAGTATTAAATGACATAGCAACAGCATCAAAATCTATTGTAGTTTCTTTAGGAATGTCTCCTGAAATATTAGCCGAAGCTGCTACCGAAGCTAGAGCATTAGGTTTAAATTTAGAAGCAGTAGATAGAATTGCGAGTAGTTTATTAGATTTTGAATCTTCAATTGCCTCCGAATTAGAAGCTGAAGTACTTTTAGGAAAAGAAATTAATTTAGAAAAAGCAAGACAAGCAGCTTTAACTAACGATTTAGCTACTTTAAGCCAAGAAATAGGTGAAAATGAAGGTGTTATAAATGCTTTTGCTACAGGTAACAGAATCCAACAAGAAGCAACAGCTAAAGCTTTAGGATTAAATCGTGATACTTTAGCTGAAATGGTAATGCAACAGGAAATGATAAATTTATCGCAAGATGAATTTATTGCTAAGTATGGAGAACAATCATACCAACAAATGCAAGCCCAATCAGCAAGTGAAAAATTTGCAGCTACTATGGAAAAAATCCAAGGTATTATGACTGATTTAGGTACTATTGTAGCTCCTATTCTGGACGCTTTTGCAAGTTTAGTAGGATATATAGCTAAATCTGAAACAGCAATAAAAGTTTTAACTGTTTCAGCTTCCGCATTAGCTGCTTTCAGTTTAGTAACTGCTATTGCTCGAATGTTTAGTTCTCCACTTGGCCCCCTGGGCATAGGTGCGGGAATCGCAGGTGTAGCTATTCTTTTAGCTTCAATAGAAAAGGCTAAATCCACTGTTAAACAAGTAGGAGATTTAAGTATTAACCCAAATGGGGGTCCTGTAGTTTATGACCCTAGAGAAGGTGGTATATTTCAAGGAACTTCAAATGATGGGTTAGCGATGGGCCCACCTAATAATATAGGAACCAACCCAGATTCATCAGAACAAAAACGTACTAATATGCTATTAGAAAAACTTTTAGCTAAAGATACTAACATTAGTATGGATGGAAGAAGATTAAACGATTCAATGCAATCATCTACAGTTGCATATAATATAGGAGTTTAATATTTTTAATATTTATAACAAAACAAAATTATGGGAC